ATGGTTCTTTTAGTGGCACAGGCAACAGTATAGTACTTTACAACGATCAATCAGTTACAATATCTGATGCTTATAAACTTCCTACAGCAGATGGTAATTCTAACGAAGCATTGGTAACAAACGGTTCAGGACAACTAAGTTTTTCCAGACAAGTTGACTTAACTGAAGATCAAAGTATTGCAGGCGCAAAAACATTTACAGGTGAAGTAAATGTCACCGATCAGTTTTCGATTCCAACAGTTGCAGGAACGGCCAATAACAGTATTTTTGTAGACGGTACAGAGGTTAAAGCAAATTTAAGTGGAACGTTATATACCCTCACTCCAACAGGTATTACAGGCACAGTAGAAAGTGTTGATGTTGGTGGAACAGGTATAGATGTTTTAGCAGGAAGCCAACTACAAGGTAATAATACAACACAATATTTTATTAGAAGTATTGATAATGGAATATACACAACATCAAATGTTGTAAGTAATGTAATATCTATAGACGGTAATATTACTGCAATACGTGGAGCGTTTAGTGCTGTAGACAGCGGTGGTGACGGAACATTTAGTTACAATTCTGCAACAGGTGCATTTACTTATTCGGGTGTGTCACAAAGTCAAGTTAGAGGTTATTTTAGTGCAAGCGGCAGTACACTAAGTTATAACAGTGGAACAGGTGTATTTACATCTAGTGCAGATAATTATAACAAATGGCGATTTACTACTGCAACTGCAGGCAACGTTGACATATCTAGTAACGATCTATTAACATTCCAAGGTTCTGCAGGTATCACTGTAACACACAGCGGTAGTACTATCACAATTACTGGACAGAGCGGCGACATCACCGCGGTAACAGCAGGTGCTGGTTTAACAGGTGGTGCTACATCAGGAACAGCAATTCTAAACGTAGGTGCCGGTACAGGCATAACTGTAAATGCAAATGATATTGAAGTAGATATGAGTGCATTTACCACTGGAGATTTAACAGAAGGTTCTGCACTATATTTTACTGACGCAAGGGCAAGAAGTGCAATCAGTGCAAGCGGTGATATTAGTTACAACAGCACAACAGGAGTAATGAGCTTCACAGAGCGTACAGACAGTGAAGTAAGAGGCTTAATCAGTGCAAGCGGTGATTTATCATACAACAGCACAACCGGTGTAATTAGTTTTACAGAAAGAACTGATGCAGAAGTAAGAGGCTTAATCAGTGCAAGCGGTGATATTAGTTACAACAGCACAACAGGAGTAATGAGCTTCACAGAGCGTACAGACAGTGAAGTAAGAGGCTTAATCAGTGTTTCGGGCGATTTAAGTTATGATAGCGGTACAGGTGTTATCTCTTATACCAGAGGTCCTGGTGATATAGAAAGTGTTACAGCAGGTACTGGTTTAAGTGGGGGCGGCTCAAGTGGTAATGTAACACTAGCATTAGATCTAACCGAATTATCAGTTAGCACAACAGCATTAGACGGTACCATAGATGACATGATTGTTGGATTCGGAGGCTCTACATATAACCGTATGTTGCTCGCAGACGTTGATCTCAGTGAGTTTAACAACAACTTGGGTTGGACCAGTAATACTGGTACAGTAACAAGCGTAAGTGGCGGAGCAGGTTTAACTGGCACTGTTACAACTAGCGGTTCATTAGCAGTTGGTGCAGGTTCTTATATCAATGTAAATGCTAATGATGTGGCTGTAGATGCTACATCCACTAATACTGCTAATAAAGTTGTAGCCAGAGATGGCAGTGGTAATTTTGCCGCTGGCACAATTACAGCAACCGCAACGCAAGCACAATATGCTGACTTAGCAGAAAAATATGAATCTGATGTTGAATATCAACCAGGTACGGTGGTTGTATTTGGCGGCGAAAAAGAAATCACAGTTACCAGTCAACATAATGATTATAGAGTAGCAGGTGTTATATCAACAGAACCTGCATACTTAATGAACAATGAAAGCAGTGGATTACCAGTAGCATTGAGAGGTAGAGTACCTTGTAAAGTTATTGGCCCAGTCAAAAAAGGTGATGTATTAATCACATCAAACAGACCAGGTTTTGCAGAATCAAGCGACCAGCCACATTTTGTGAGTGCTAGTTGCATGGTCGGTAAAGCACTTCAATCCTTTGACGGTACCGAAGGTGTTATAGAAATAGTTGTTTAACACACTATTTTACTCTTTTTGATAAATACTATTAACGGAAGATGACTAGGAGGCTTCTCCTAGACAGTAGTTTTACAACTATCTGAACTGACCGGGGACAAAATGGCAATATTTGGTAACTTTAAGGGTACCACGCAATCTGAGTTTCAGATCGGCAAAAGTACCAATGGAACAAAAATTTCTACAGGAACTCAACCGAGTTCTAATCTTTCATCTGGCGATTTATGGTTGAATAGTGCAAATAGCACTATTGAGGTATATTCTGGCAGTGAATGGAAAAGTATAGGTTCTACACTTAAAGAACTAAACGTTGATTCAGGTACACTATTTGTAGACAGTAGCAACGACACTGTTAGCATCGGTTCAACCAGTTCAAATGATAAACTATTTGTAAACGGAAGCCTTAGACTAGGAACTAACCCAAGTTTAAAACATAGTGGAGCCTATCTCGATGTCAGCCATACCAACGGGTCAGCAACACAGTTAAGGGTCAGAGACAACAGCAGTAGCGGCTCTGACCCTATTTTTAAAGTTTATTCAGCAAACAACACATCAGAAGTATTCAAAGTACAAGGTGGCACAACCACAGTGGGCGGTAATATAATACCAAGTGCTAATGTAACTTATAATTTAGGTAGTGATACAGCAAGATGGAATGATTTATTTTTAAGTGGTAGCACAATCACATTAGGCACAACTAAAATCAGTATTAATGCAGACAATGAAGTTGACTTTACTGATAGTGCAAACAGCAGTGTAAAAAGAAAACTTGTTGTAGATGAAATACACTTAGGTGATGGTGCCGATGCAGTTGTTTTAAGAAAAGGATCAACTGGTAAATTTGAAACTAAAACGCAAAACAGAATTTCAAAATCAGACAGTGCAAACAAAGTTGATTTAGGTGATAACAACACTGATGATTTAGCAGAAGGCTCAACCAATTTATATTACACTGATGCTAGAGCAAATAGTGCCATAGATGCCAAATTAACCGGCGACATAACACTGGGCAATGTTACTTCACAGAGCATAAGTTCGGGTGTAGTAAGTGGTGTTTTATTTGAACCAATTACAGATTACGGGCTAATCACAGCATCAGCAAATATGACAATAGATTATGGTGCAGTCACAGAAACAGCGATCAGCGGTGATTTTGAATATTTAAACGAAATTTATGGCCCTACTGGTGATAGTTATACAGTAGCAACAGTCCCAAGTGCCGCACAACCAGGACAAATGATTTATGTAACTAACGAAACAGGTGGAGCCACAATGGCATTCAGCGATGGCACTAATTGGAGAAGGATACAAGATAGAGCAGTTATAAGTGCTTAACACAGGAAACACACATGCCTAGAGCAAAGAAAAAAACAGAACCTACAGTAGAAGAACTTGTTAAACAGCAAGTACAAGAACAGTTGCAGGAAGCATTATTAAACATAGAATTTTCTGCTCCTGAACAAACCGATGCTTGGGTAGATATGGATTTACTCCGAGAAGAAATTAAAAAAGAAGTTGAATTCGAATTAAAGAAAAAAGAGCATGTGGAAGAAACACAAGCCAAAGCAGATGCTAGTATTAGTAGAAGTGAATTAAAATTAATCGGAACAAAAGAATATAACATTACAAGTGATTTAGATGGGCTTGTAATTAGTGAAAGGGATAAAGCATTGTTCACAGCAAGTAAAAGCGGAGCAATAGGATTCGGACTAAAAGCACCTAGAAGTTTTGGAGTAGGCAGTGCCCACTTTAGAGCAGTGTATTCAAGTGAAGCACCTATACCAACAAATGGCGATGGAAGTACCAGAGGTGTTATTGTTGAAGGCGATGGCGATGACGAAAAAACATTTAGTTTTAGAGCATTGAGTCGTAAGAATAGACAAGGATTTAATGTTACCAGTGACGGCAGTTTAATTATAGGATTAAACAAAGATAAAACCAAAAGCAGAGCAACTATATATCAACCTAATTATGATGAAGATGCATTAAACATTTTTACTAACAGTAAACAATTTTCAAACAATTTAATAAATCTTTCTACAAGCAGTTTACCAAGTAAAAGATTTAATGCATTTCAAGTTACAACAGATGCACATAAAAACGGTGATCCAGGTATAGATGTTTTTAAAATTGATGGCGAAGGATCAGCATACAGTGATCAAAGTTTTCTAAGTAATAAAACAGGTTATGCAGAACTGTTTGAATGGGCAGATGGTAATCCTAAAGACGAAAACAGAAACGGGCTTACAGTAACATTAACTGAAAATGGACAACTGCAAATTGCAGATGAAGGCGATGATATTTTAGGCGTCATAAGTAGTGATGCCGCGTTCATAGGCAATGCAGGTTGGAGTTATACAAACAAGTTTTTTTTAGATGATTCTAAGAAAATTAAAAAACAAAAAACTAAGATTGTAGAATGGGAAGATGATGTAGGCATGCTACACAGTTACTATTTAGAATCTTTAAAAAGTGATTTCGCATTACCGGACAATGCTGTAATTTATGAAACAGACGAAAACGGTGATGATTTTCAAGTTCCTTATGTGAACTTGGCATTCGATAAAAACAGAGATTATATAGACAGACTTACTAGAAAATGGGCTGTGGTTTTGCTAGTGGGCAGAACAACAGTTTTTAAAGGACAATTTATGAATCCGAACTGGATTAAAGTCAGAAACGTAAATGATGACTTAGAAGAGTGGATTCTAAAATAATAGATAAATAGTTCATATACTATTTTAATTTGCAAATTAATAGGGGATTATAAAATGGCAACAGCAATTCAAAGAAGACGAGGTACTACTGCCCAACATAGTACCTTCACAGGTTTGGCTGGTGAGATTACGATCGATACCACCAAGAACACAGTTGTTGTCCACGATGGTAGCACAGCAGGTGGTTATCCACTTGCAACAGAATCGTCAGTTACAGCATTAGGCGGCGCAGATATTACAGCCGTTGTTGCTGGTACAGGTTTAACAGGTGGTGCTACTAGTGGCGATGCAACAATTAACGTCGATGTAGCATATTTCGACCAAACAGCAGGTGGCACAGGTTGGGGTGCAAACTTAGAACCAAGTGCTAATAATACATATAGTTTAGGTAGTGCTACAAATGTATGGAAAGACGTATTTGTAGGTCCAGGATCTCTTTACGTTAACGGACAGCAGGTGTTGTCTGATAACTCAGGTACTATTCAATTTAGTGCCGACACAAACCAAAATATTAGCATTTTAACAACTGGCACCGGTGACGTTGAAATTCAATCCGGTGGTGAAATCCAACTTAAATCAAACGTTGTTTTAAGTTCAGGTAAAGTTATTTCTCAAGCAGGTGGCGCACCAATTAAATTTACTGCTAATATTAACATGAACAACAATAATATCAACAATGTTGATGATCCAGTTGCGGCACAAGACGCGGCCACTAAAGCATACGTTGACGCACAAATTGCTACCAAAGATGCGTTGAGCGAATTAAGTGGTGATACAGATGATATCACAGAAGGTGCAGTTAACCAGTATTATACAAATGCTAGAGCACGTGGTGCTATCAGTGTAACAGATAATGGTGGTGACGGCAGTTTAACATACAACAGCACTTCAGGTGTAATTGACTACACAGGACCAAGTGCTAGTGAAGTAAGAGCACACTTCAGTGCAACTGATTCAGGCGGCGACGGCAGTTTTGCTTATGATAGTGCAACTGGTACATTTACATACACTGGTCCAAGTGCTAGTGAAGTAAGAGCACACTTTAGTGCTGGTACTGGTATTAGTTATAACAGCTCAACTGGTGCTATCAGCACAGATGACAGTGCTATCGACATCCACAGTTTAAGTGGCTATGTTGCTAACGAACACATTGATCACAGCACTGTAGAAGTTACAGCAGGCAACGGTTTAACTGGCGGCGGCGACCTAACTACAACAAGGACACTTAATGTTGGAGCAGGAGACGGTATTAGTGTTGAGGCAAATGCAGTAGCAGTTGACAGCACAGTTGTAAGAACAAGTGGTTCTCAAAGCATTGCAGGTCAAAAAACATTTAGCGATGATGCAGTGTTCACTGGTAACGTTACAATTAGTGGTACACAAACAGTTGTAAACTCTAGTGTTACTTCTTTAGCAGACAGCATTATTGAATTAAACAGAGATGCAAGTGGCGCACCTAGTGAAAATGCTGGCTTTAGTGTTAATAGAGGATCAAGTGCTGATGTTACTTTACAGTGGGACGAAACCTCTGATGTATGGCAGTTTACTAATGACGGCTCTACATACCAAGACATGCTTACAGACTCTACAGCAAGAGCACTTATAAGTGCAACTTCAACTGGAGACGGAAGTTTATCATATACATCAAGTACTGGTGTAATTGCATACACAGGTCCTGGTAACAGTGACTATAGAGGTGCAATCAGTGTTACAGATGCAGGTGGTGACGGTTCATTATCATACGATAGTGCAACTGGTGTTATCACTTACACAGGTCCAAGTGCGGTAGAGGTGAGAGCTCACTTTAGCGGCGGCACAGGTGTTTCTATTAGTAGCGGGTCAATCAGCATTGGCCAGGCAGTTGGCACATCTGACAGTGTTACTTTTTCATCTATTTCAGGTGACTTAACAGGTGACGTAACTGGTAACGTAACTGGTAACGTAACTGGTACTGTTTCAAGTATTGCTAACCACAGCACAACTGATTTAAGTGAAGGTACAAATCTTTATCACACAACCGAAAGAGTACAAGACGTTGTTGGTGGACAGATAGTAACAAACGGTTCGCACACTGGTATTTCTTTCACATATGATGATGCTGGCAACGGCGCAATTGATGCAACGGTTTCGAGCTCATTTATTAGAGGTTTGTTTAGTGCAGGTGGTGATTTAAGTTATAATTCATCAACAGGTGAAATCAGTTTTACTAACGATGCAGGTGACATTGAAGGTGTTACAGCAGGAACTGGTCTAACAGGTGGCGGTACTAGTGGTACTGTTTCACTTGCAGTTAGCGGCTTAACAGTTAGCGAATTTGCAGGTTCAGCAATACAAACAAGTGCTGAAGCATTTGGTAACAATGACTCTTCATTAATGACATCAGCAGCCATTGAAGATAAAATTCTCAGTTATGGTTATACAACTAATGTTGGTGACATCACTGGTGTTACAGCAGGCAACGGTTTAACCGGAGGCGGCACCAGCGGCAGTGTTACACTTAACGTAGGTTCAGGATACGGTATTACTGTAAATGCTGATACTATCGAAACAACAAACTCAGAAATTAGAGCATTGTTTACTGGTAGTACAGGTATTACTTATAACAGCTCAACTGGTGCTATCAGCACAGATGACAGTGCTATCGACATCCACAGTTTAAGTGGCTATGTTGCTAACGAACACATTGATCACTCAGGTGTGAGTATTACAGCAGGTGATGGCTTAACAGGTGGTGGTACTATTGCGGCAAGTAGAACAATTAATGTTGGCGCAGGTTCATATATTACTGTAGCGGCAGATAGTGTAAGTGTTGACGCAACAACTACTAATACAGCAAGTAAAGTTGTAGCCAGAGATGCAAGTGGTAACTTTGCGGCAGGTACAATTACCGCAACAGCAACACAAGCAACATACGCGGACTTGGCTGAGAAATATGCAAGTGATGCAGATTACGAACCAGGTACAGTAGTATGTTTTGGTGGTGATGCAGAAGTTACAGCATGCGACAAAGATAGTTATCATGCAGTAGCAGGTGTTGTTTCAACTGATCCAGCATACTTAATGAACAATGAAGCAGATGGTGTAGCGGTTGCACTTTGTGGAAGGGTACCATGTAAAGTTATTGGTCCTGTAAACAAAGGTGACTTAATGGTCAGCTCAGGTACAGCAGGTCATGCTAAAGCAGATAACAATGCGGCACCAGGTAGAATACTTGGTAAAGCAATTGGTTCAAGCGAAGGCGGTGAAGCAGTTATCGAAGTTTTAGTTAACTTAATGTAAATCAAATTTACAAAAACATTAAAAGGGCACTTGGTGCCCTTTTTTTGTGCTATGCAAAAAGATAAATACAACTGTAGAGAGTAACACAGCACACACTAAAGTAACAGCAACAAACAAAGTGTGTTTATGGAAGAAATTTTTCAACTAATCGCCGACGTCGGCGCTCCGATTGCAGGGTCAATCGTTATGGCCTTTTTTATCTTTATGGTAATTAAGCAAATCCTTGATGGTATTGTAGAGCAAGTAAAAACTTTAACAATGTTTTGTAAAAGTTTAGAGAATCGTGCAACCACAATGAGCAATGAAATGATGAAGATCGACTTATTGGTAAGCAGTGCTCTTGAGTTAAAACCAGATACTGAAAGAATTTCTAGAGCAGAAAACTTTGTGGAAGATGGTAAAGTTGATGCAAGGAGAGATTAGTATGTTGTTTGCTGAATTTTTATTTTAGTGTAGAACCGTACGGTAGTATTATGTTTGATGATGAATTAACGGCAGAGCAATTAGATATTTTGCCTAGTGATGGATTTATGGCATTTGTAAATGCAGATGGTACGGTGTTTTTACGCAAAATAGATTTAACTAAAATTGAAAACATTCAGGTAGCATAATGGATATTGCAGGATTTATTAGCGATTTCGGATTTCCTATTGTGATGTCAGTGGGATTAGGATATTTTGTATATTTTATTTGGAATTTTATAGGCGAAAAAATAGATCCAGCATTAGAAGAAATGCATATTGCATTAATTCGAGTAATTGATAAAACTCGAATGCTAGATCAAGATATGATACGTTTACAACAAAAAGTAAATGTTGTTTTAGAATATAGAGCAAAAGAAAAAATTATCAAAGCGGCAGAGCAACAAAAAATTATAGAAGATTTAAAAATAAAAGTAAAAAAGGACACAAAATGAAACACAATACAGTTGAACTAGTGCCTTACTCTTTTAACAAAGATTTTATTTTAGTATGTTCGATTGGACTGAATATAGGGTTTGTAATAGGACTAATACTATTATAATATGGAGATAACGTATGAATAGCAAAGATTGGGCATTACTCAAAAGTCAAATTGGCCCAGGAATATGGAAAGGAAAAGATTTATTGAAAGCATTTGTGTTTGGATTGTTTTTAGGATTACTTTTTATGAGTCCTTTGACAATGGCATCTGAAATAGTGCATAAATTTAAAAATCCAAGTTTCAGTGGTGTAGGCACAGGCGCACATTATTTAACTATAGAAAATCAAGAAAAAAGTCGTAAAGATAAAATTAAAAGTGATATAGAAGCGGCACTCAAAGCCGCAGAAAGGGCTGAAGAAAACTCAACTATAAACAAGTTTATAAGAAACTTAGAAAGTAGAATTTACTCACAAATTTCTAAAGGATTAGTCGATAGCATGTTTTGTGATCCTGCAACTGTAGTTACTTGTACAGGATCAACTGACGGTGCTTTTACTATTGAAGGTAATAATGTGTCATACCAAATACTTACTAATGCTGATGGATTAGAAGTTATTAAGTTGACTATTGTAGACCCAGATGGTACTATAACTGAAATAGAAATACCAATTGGCATAGGAAATATATCAGGCGGCTAATGTTAAAACAAATATCCCTAGCATCGTTGTGTAGTATTTTATTTACTGGTTGTGCAAGTGTTGCAATTCCTGGTGATAAATTCTGCGAATCTAATTATTTAGAGTGTATTACCGAACCTATGAAAGTAGAATTGCCTACTTATCAAAAATTAAGATACTTACCTCCTGCAGAAACAATGCCTGTGGTTGCAGTTTATAATTTTGTAGACGGTACCGGCCAACGTAAAAGCCAAGATGGGGTAGCAACTTTTTCAACAGCAGTTACGCAAGATGCAAAAAGTTTATTAGTAGATGCACTAAAAGCCGCAGGTGCTGGTTCAGATCCAAAGGGTACTTGGTTTAGAGTTGTAGAAAGAGGATTAGGATTAGATAATCTAGTTAGAGAAAGGCAAATAGTTCGAAGTACTCGAGCAGAAGCCGCAAAACAAGCAGGCTTAGAAGATTTTCAAGAATTGCAACCCATGTTGTTTGCAGGAATGATATTAGAAGGAGGTGTTGTAGGATACGATACCAACATAGAAACAGGAGGCGTGGGTGCAAGATATTTAGGTATTGGTTTAACAAATCAGTATCGAAGGGACAGTGTAACAATTTCACTTAGAGCGGTAAGCACACTCACCGGTGAAGTGATATTAAATGTCCAAACAAGCAAGACCGTATTAAGTAGCGGAACAGCAGGAGATGTATTTAGATTCTTAGATATGGATACTCAGTTGTTAGAGCTAGAGAGCGGAATGACACAGAATGAAAGTGTAACATATGCAGTTAGATCAGCAATCGAAGCCGCAGTGTTAGAACTTATATATCAAGGTGATGAAAGAGGTTTTTGGAAAATTGTTTACCCTGAAAACTGGGATGATTTAGTGCTTGAACAAGAACAAGCATATTGGTTCAGTTTAAAAGGTAACAATAACATAGTGCTTTCGGACGCGGATGACACTACAAACACTCAATCAAATAATCCTTTATGGAAGAGAATTCTTCTAGATAATACGTCAGATGATAATCCAACAGAGTCTGACACCAATATTGGAGAAATAAATGAAGACAATAAATAAATTTTTACTAAATGTCTTCGCTTTTACGTTCATATCATTGAATGTTATTGCCGATGATAACGAAGTGTTATTAGATCAAACTGGTGACAATCTTACATTGACAATTTTACAAGCAGGATATGGAAATACATTGTCAGGAGACAGTACACAGTCGACAGATTTAACAATTACTGGTTCGAATTTAATCATAGATATAATTCAAGACGGTAATAACAATGACATGTTTGGTAGTTGGGTTTTAGATGGTAGCGGTAGTACAGTTTTAGATTTTTATCAGTTAGGCGACTCTAACGTTTGGGATTTGAACTTTGGTGCTACAGGTAGCTCTGATTACGCAGATATGTTGGTTGATATACAAGGAAGTTCAAACATTTTTGATATGGATGTGGGCGGTTCTTCCACAGCGGAGTATCTCAATTTTGATTTAGTAATACTAGGTGATAGAAATGATTTTACAAACAGTTTTACTAATAACAAGGTTTGGGCCGCCGCCGGAGTAGGTGACACATGCGGAACTAACTGCACAGGATCAAGTTCTATGTCAGGCATAGCAATAGATGTATCTAATGCAGTTTGGAACTTTGATATCACAGGAAGCGACAATGCTTTTGCAACCTCACAAACAGGCAATGATGGACATAGTTTAACAGTTGTGCTAGATGGCAGTGACGGAGATTTCCAGTTTACTCAAAGCATGACATCAACTTGTACACCAGCATGTAAAGGCGTTATAAATTTAGACATAGACAGTGAAAATGCGTCAGTTAGTATTCAGCAAAAAGATTAAGTTTTTGTTAGCGGTAGTACTAACTGTTTCAAGTAATATGTACGCCGCCGCTCAAATCGGCGGCGTTTTTGAACAAAGCGGGAAACCGGGTAACATTACAAGAACTTCTGGAGAACAGTTATTAGCAGAACTAAATGCAGGAGTTCAGAGTTTAGATAATGTAGAAACCGAAAACGGCCGCTTAAAAATAAAATTTATAGACGATACGCAAGTTTCTCTAACAGAACACACAATAATCGAAATAAACGAGTATGTTTACGACCCTAACCCAAGTAACAGCAAAATGGCACTAAATTTTGCACAAGGTACAGCAAGGTTTGCTACAGGCAGATTGGGTCTAGTACCAAAAGAAAATATTCAAATACAAACTCCTACTGCCAGTATAGGTATTAGGGGAACAGATTTTACTACCACAGTGGATGAACTGGGTAGAAGTTTAGTTATATTGTTACCAGATGCAAATTGTGACGATAAAGTTAAACTGGAAGAAGGATGTAGGCCTAGCGGTAGCATAAGTGTTACTAATGATGGTGGCACTGTATTATTAGAAGAAGCATATCAGGCAGTAATGGTAAGCACGTTTGAAACAGCACCAACAAATCCGGTTACACTGGTAAACTTGGATATCAATCAAATAGATAATATGTTTATTGTGAGTGAACCAAAAGAAATTACTGAAGCCAAAAACAAACAAGTAGAAGAGTTAAAAGGTGACGGTGGACTATTAGATTTTAATGGGCTTGATATCGATTTCTTAGAATACGAAGATCTAGATTCGCAAACAGAAAAAGAACTAGAGTTCACAGAATTGGACATCAATTTTTTAGAAGTTGATTTTTTAACAGATTTATTAGACATAATAGAAGAAGCAGATGCACTTGCAGTAAGAGAAGAGCAAACAGGCCCAGATAGATTAGTAGATAGGAATTTTGGATTACAGCAAGATAATCAATTTAATATTATACCAGATGTTGCAGACAGTGTATTGATGTTAAGAGAAAGTAATAATTATGTGAGTTTAAAGATTGCAAAAGGATCCGAAGCAAGGATAAATATAATTGATACCGATTTGGGAGAAAGTCTTATATGCTTAAACTCCTGTAGCGGAATATATATTACTATAGTACAAGAATGAACATAGAGAAAAAATTAAAAAATATGAAACCCAGTGATACACCATTGTTATGGATTGGTTATACCTTATTGAGTATGTTTTTATTATTAAGTTTACCATCACAGGCAAACGACAACGAAATAAGCATAGAACAACAAGGTGACAACTTAACTTTAAATTTGCTACAAGCAGGATATAACAACACTACCACAGTGAAAAATCCTAGTAGCAGTGCTACATTTTCATTGGACATCCAACAAATAGGATACAACAATGATGTTGATTTTTCTGTAGGCGGTTCAACAAATAATGTAAACATTTATCAAGAAGGCCATGGTGCTTATGTTGGTTACACCACTATATGGGGGAGTGGGTATAGTTGGGGAGGTGATTTAGATGGTAATTATAATGATTTAAACATTGTACAGACATGTAATCAGTCTACATGTGGTGGCGATAGATTTGAATTTCATATATATGGAGATTCAAATGATGTAGATTTTTATCAAGGATATCATGTCACAAGTGGAGGTGTAGTATTAGCAATAGACGATTATGAATATGGTGGCCATTTTACACGACTGGATATTCATGGCTCGAACAACACATTTTTAGGAAGTCAACGATCTAATAACTCAGGACACGAACATACAAATATCACTTACATCTATGGTGATTACAATGATGTTTACACAAGACAAGAAAACAATGTAGACAAGTCACTCAGTCTAACCATCAATAATGATTACAATGATGTTGATATGATACAAATTGGAAGTGCTGGTCATAATGCCACAGTATCACTAACTGGTTCGTATGCTACAACATTATACATGCTTCAACAAGGTGGAACAGCACAATCATACTCACTCACACAAGACTGTCAAACAGCAGGAGGTTGTTCAATATCAATAACACAAGGTCAATAGGTTGACAAAAACATACATTTCGTGTATTATATAATACATGAAACATATGATCAAGTGGCTTAAAATCTGTGCTATGTTGCTCACACTGCTGATAGCCATATCAATTATACAATTAGCAGTTCACAGTATCGAGATAGGATACGACCTCATGTATCACAGTGATGGACGACCCTAACAAACTCGACGAACTGTTCAACAAATACATCACCCAACGACTGCGAGGCGGATTACATATTGCATATGGCATGCTGTATGTACAAGTCAGTCTGGTATTTCCTTATTTCTTTTATTTGACACTGATGTTAGGAATGATAGCCTATTATGTATATCTCTGTGAAGAATGTGGTTACATGATGGATCACTACACATTTGAAATGATAAGAATCAACTCAAATCCAGATCCCATATTCACTCCAATGCCAGCACCTGAATTTTTTGATCATGCTGGAATAGTCGATAAATATATAATGTAGGCAAGGAAGCCTACAACAGTATAGCAGTTGGCTTACTGTTTTATAAGGAGAGAATATGAGATGTACACTCAGTATTCTTGCAATCCTTGGTATATTTTTACTACCGTCATGTGCCTCAGTTGGAGCAGTGATTGAAGGTGGTAAAGAGTTCACAACAGGCGTTATAGACGGATCTGTTAAGGCTGTTAGCACAGTAAGTGGAGCAGTTTTAGAAGATGTGTCTGATGTAGTAGCAACAACAGCAGAGGTAACTCAAGGTGTTGTTACAACTATAGGCGATGAAATCGATGAACAAACCGATGAACTGCAAGACGCTCCAAAAAAGGACTAAGCCTATTCTCCCGTCGCAAGGAGAGTAAGGCAGGCAATGAGAGCGATATAAAAATGTTAATACAACAAATTAAAAAATATTGTTCTGAAAATCCAAAGGAGTGCGAATAAGGTGAAAGCGGCAGTATTTTTAATACTGTCGCTTTTTTCTATTAACGCACTTGCATTAAGTCCTCAGCAAAAACATGCAATTAAAATAGGTTTTCATGCACCTTACAGTCAAGAAACTATAGATAGTGTAACTAACGAATTCATACTAACTCTACCTGAACCAGATATCACATTCGATTTTGAATTTTCGCAAAGAGCCAAACGCAACTGTAGAAGGATTTGATAAATAGTTGTATGAGAGCTAAAGAATTTTTACCAGAATATGCAGATCCGGCAACAGCAAAAAAAGAAATTATTGCGGCTGTTAGTGGCTTACGAGCAGAAAACAAAGAAGATGCTAAATTGTTAGATAGAATTTATGTAATTCTTAATAACGAAGGACTTTCAAACAAAATTGCTACTGCATTTGCAGTTCCTGTTTCAGACGACAATTTTAATTTAAAACCACTTTTACAAAAACTTACCACAATAATTTTTAATGTTGATGTTGATTACAAAAAAATTAATGACTTTTTAACCAAACTAGAATCAGGCAATGTTGTAGATGTTGCGACTTTGGTTAAACCTGGTGTAAGCAGTGTGCGAGACTTTTTTGCCGGAGATGAAACAGCAACAAAAGTGTTCCAAGCAATGGCAGAACTAGGCGCAGGTAAAAAGCAAAAAGGTCCCGGTGAGTATGCTCTTGCAATGCTCAGTAATAAAATTCAATTGAGAACATCTGAGGGCGATTTAGATGTAGAAGGTTTTGGAAAATTAGAAGTAAAAGCAGAAACAACATCAGGTGGTGGTAGATTAGGCGAAGGCGGACCTAGTAATAAAGTAGCCGCAAAATATTGGTCACAATTACCTAGTATAGAAGAACATTTAAAAACTAGCAAAGGATTAGGTATAGGAAACTTTGTTAGATACATAGCCAATGATTTACCTCTCAGTGACCCTGAAAAGAAACAGCAAAGACAAAAATTATTAACTGAATGGTACGGTAATTTGTTTTCAGAACCAGCACCATTTGTTGAAGCATTTATGCAAGATGATCCGCAACAAGCAGAGTTGTTATACGGTAAAGCCAACTTTAACTTATACAAAAAAGAATATGGTTGGGATGGATTGTTAAGCATTAACTTCCCTAATCTAAAAGCCGGCATGTGTGTATCCGGTGATGATTTTGTAACCCTCAAGCAACAAGGCCATTACGGGTCGTTTAGTATCAGTGTTGTTCCTAGCACTGCTAGACCGTCAGAGGTATTCTGTCAGTTAAGCATGTCTAAAGCAAAAATCTAATAAATATTAATATGAAATGGTTATACAGCGGATGGGCCGTTGCCATCACTATTGTGTTACTTGCGGCTCTGAGAGTTGCTGATCCTATACCACTTCAAAGTCTGAGATCACAGACATTTGATTACTTACAACAATTAGACGAAGTTAAAAAAAGCAACGAAGTTGTGGTAATAAACATTGGCGAACGCAGTTTACAAACATGGGGGCAATGGCCATGGCCGAGACAGAACTTTGCTCAACTGATAAGCGATTTGAGAACACAGAATGGGGGCATTATAGGGCTGAATTTTATGTTTCCGGAACCGGACAGGTTTGGAGGCGATCCGATTTTATCGAGTTGGATAAACGAGAACGGAGTCGTTTTAAGCCAGACACCCTCCGCCAGAGGAGTGAGGAGTTCAGGCCCTCACATTGGAACGGCAACGATAGGACCTTCGAGCCCGACAGACTTCTTGCTAAGTTGGCCAAATCTCGTCGTAAATATTTCAGAACTCGAAAAGTCGGCTGAAGGCATTGGTGTTATAGCATCAGCACCACAACCAGATAATCAAACCAGAACATATCCATTAGCAATAAATGTAGAAGGTAAAATATATCCTTCGTTTGCTATTGAGATGTTGCGTACATATACGCAAAAGCCAAGTTATATGTTAAAGACAAGTGAAATAGGTGTACAAGAATTTGCTGTGCCTCCTTTCGAACCTATAGTTACACAGCCTGATGGAACAGCCTATATTCGTTTCAACAATACATTTGAAGAATACGAATATGTAGATGCGAGTGAACTGCCTGACTTGGGCGGAAAGTTTGTTATTGTGGGTGTAAGTGCAGAAGGTGTTGCCAATCCGGTACCCACACCGAGAGGCAACATTCTACCACAGCATATACAAGCACACATGCTACAAAATTTTATAGATGGATCAAACATACAGCGAAATGAATTAAGTGCGTTATACGAGCTCTTAGGCGCCCTGTGTGCTATGATTTTAATAGCATTAGCAATATACAAGTTACCTATATGGGCAGGATTGTTTACTACAGTGTGCATTATAGGGTCTATTGTGCATTATACTGTACATTCTTATACCGCTAACCTTCTTTTATTTGATGCTACATTTCCTGCACTAAGTGCGTTTTTGATATTCACACAAAGTTCTTTTAATAACTTTTGGATACAGTTCAAACTTAAACAGGAAATTGAAAAGCAGTTTGCAGGGTACTGCTCACCTACAGTTGTGCGTATGCTTCAACAAAACCCTGCACTGATCAAGGAAGGCATGAAGCGAGAAATCAGTATTTGTTTTTCAGACCTACGTGGCTTTACACCACTGGGCGAAAGTTTTGGTGATGATGTACAAGGACTCACGAAGTTGATGAACGGTTACATGGATGCTATTACAAAACCTGTGCTTGATGCAGACGGTATGATTATCAAATACATAGGCGATGCCAGCATGCATGTACACAATGCACCCAATGACGACCCACGTCATGCACACTCAGCAGTTATGACCGGATTAAATATGTTAACAGCAGTGGAGGATTTCAATGAAAAAATTACTGCGGAAGGCAGACCACCCATTGGTATGGGGGCTGGCATTAATACTGGCTTGGGCTATCTTGGGGAAATGGGTTCTACATCGAGACACTCCTATGACGTTTTGGGAGACGCTGTTAGCACAGCCGCACGAATTGAATCTAAGTGTAAAGAATACGGTTGTTTACTTTTAGTAGGCGAAAATACCTACAACGAAACTTATGACGAGTTCTTTTATCTCAAAGTGGATGATTTGGCAGTAAAAGGCAAGAGTGTGGGCATCACTATTTACACAGTGTTAAGCACATGGGACTATGCTTGGGAAACCACCAATTGGCCCGCTATACAACCACAGCACGATAAAATGCACGAGTGCTATCGTAATCAAAGTTTTGATACGGCAATACATTTTTGCAAACAGCTCAAAGGCGAGTTTGATGGTAAAATGGATGCGTATTATGACATGTGGATTGAGCGTTGCGAGTTCCAGAAGACACAGGATTTGCCTGCAGACTGGAATGGCGTATTTATAGCAACAAGTAAATAATATGATTAAATATAACGAAATTAAAAAAGAAAATATAAGTTATGATCCATGGGAACATATTCTCATAGACGACTTCGTAGACCCCTATTTTATAAAAGAAGTATACGACAGTTATGTAGGTTCTATACAAATTAAACAAAAATTTAAAGAATTTAATAGTGTAAATTTTCATCCTGCACAAGAGATTATATCAGTTTATGATAAAATTTTATTAGATAAAATAAACACTTTGTGGGGAACTAAATGTACTCAATTGAGATTATCTACAAATATGTTCGATCTAAACTCTGAATTAGTTTGCCACAATGATTATAACTATGATGGGAAATTTGCTATTCCTGTTAGAGGAATATTATATGCTGATAATGAAAAAATATTCGGCACACATTTGCATGTAGATGAAAATGCTGAAGGTGTTGAATATGGAGGCAACCCAGGACAATTATTACTATTTCCTGTATCACCGATGTCTTTTCACAGTGCAGGAGAAAAGTCAAAATCAAAGCATAGAATCACTATTAATTTTTTCTTTGCAACAGACGATTATTCTTCGTAATAATCCCATTGTTTAACATTCTTAAATGTATCGTAATAAAATCTAAAATCTTTTATAGTGGTCTTAGCATGAACTAGTTCTAACGGAATATTTTTTGTGTTGTGAACAATAGGGTAATAATATCTTTTTACAATACGTTCTAGTTTAGCAATATCTTTAGCAAGAGCATCTAAAATAATATTATTGTAAGATGTGTCAGTCACAAGACTTTTCAACCAAACATGATGTTCATTGGTTGGATTGTAAGATCGCATGATTTCTCTAGTCTCATAATACAGTGCTCTTACAGGGTTTATATTATTTCTGTATTTTGTCTGTAAGTTAGCAAATTTAAAACTATCTTTTTCAGTAGCCAAAGAAGACATTGTCTTAAAGTATTCATTTCGCAATGTAACTTTAAGTTTTTCTATGTTTGTTTGTATTTGGCTATAGTAATCTTCTATTAATTTGTTTGCAATTTTTTTATATTTAGGAGGAAGTTTACTAATATAGATTGATTTAATTTCTTCTATATCGTAAACGCCTTCTAAAATTGTGTGTGGGATAGTTTTTGTTCGCTGATACTTATCGAGCTCGTTCTGTATTCGCAAGACGTTGAAATCTATTATTTCTCCGTTGCTCATACTATTATTTATTCGTTATGAATGCTTAGTATAGTGTGCAGTTTTTCGGTGCCGCCGTTTTTGTTTAGTGTTATGTGAGCACCATTATGAAGAGGTTTAGGCCATTGCCCGATATTAACCCATGCATATCCTGCACTTTCTCCGTTTAACTTAGGAGGCATAAATTCTTCCTCAACTACATATACAAAACTGTAGTAGTAAAAATTTTTATCTTTACTTTGATAAACGTCTATTGGATTTAATTTTTGTAATTCAGGCACTAATCCTATTTCTTCGTCTAATTCTCTGACAATACATTCATATGGTGTTTCGCCTTTATCAATAAGGCCACCCCAAAATCCCCAAGTATGATTAAACTTTTTATCTGAGTCACGTAGTTGTAACATACACCTTCCGGTGTCCTTGGCTAAAAATACTACGCCCGCCGCTGTTACCGTCATTAAAAAGAAATTCTCCAAAACCCTGGACGATATACACCTTCGTGGCTACTAATCCAACTGGAACCGTCCCATTTGTATTGTTTGTTAGTGTATGAATTTGTTACATACTGATTAGTACTTATAGCACTAGCATCAAATGCTACAGTCCAATTGGTTCCGTTGTATTCTATTATATCGCTTTCGCCTGCATCAATACCCCAATTGGGCCATGCATCTGCATCAAGGGTTTCGGTAATTAAATATCGTTGGCCGATATCTGCATTATCTAAAGTTCCATCACCTGGATGGTTTGCTCTAGGATCGATTATTTTAATTATGTCGTCTAATGTATTAGACGGAAGTGTATCTGTGTCTAAATTAAAAATTAGTTTAGTAGGATCTATAGGATTTACTGTTACTCTACCAGTAATTAAATTTAATTCTGAATCGCTGTCAGATGATATATTTAATTTAAGTTTGCTAGTTTCTGATAGCGATCCCTGCATTTCTATAAGATCACTCCAATTTTGTCCTCTATCGGCATTATCTAACAGTACTGCATTTGCGCCGTCTATTTGTAAATGATAATCATTAGGAGTAACAACTATTTCTGCAGTATCTTCTATGTCGCCAAAGAAATCATAGTATGCACTGTCAAAATTTAAACCGTCTAACGATTTAACAGCATGTACGTCAGCAATGATTGTTTGTATAATACTTTGTTTTTTAACTTTGGCTGGAGGACTTATCCAAATAGGAACAGCAAACTGCAAGTTGGCAATATCTAATGATTCATCTACACCAGCAGGAATACTTCTACTGCTCCATTGAATATCAGTAAGTTCAAGCTCAAACACACTAGTCCAATCTAGAGGATTATCATTTTGTTGTAGTTGTAGACTAGGATTAAACAAAACAAATATTTGTTCTAAAATTTGCAATTTAGTATCAGTATTTGTAGTCCATATATCAACACTTATAGTCATATTATACGGAACTGGCATATATCTCTGTGTAGTATACAAATTTCCTTGATTGCTGGTGTATGTTTTTGCTTCTCGGTCCCACTCTCTTTCAGCAACTTGACTAGTATCTACTAGATAAGGTTCATGTGTTCTGTCTCTTGCTACTTGCACACTGCCTATTGTTACACTGATAAATGGCGCACTATTGATAACATTTTCGCTATTACCTCTTAAAATGCTTGCAACCATTCTGCTGATATCACCATAACGTGCAGGCACACGATTAAGTTTAACACCATTCTTAGTATTTTCTTTAACTTTAAAATGCGAAAAGACTCGAATGATTTGTAGCAAATATCTTTTAATTTGCTCGTCATACCAATAATCTAAATTTTTACCTGCCATTAGTTATCTGTCCTAGGTTTTACAACCTTGCTTAAATTTGTTTTTTCATTAATTGTTTCGCCGTCTTCTAGGGAAACAAGATTATCGTTATTAATAAAGCCTGTTAGTATTCTGTTCGCCGCGGCCCATGTTCCTCTAGAATCGTCTTCAACTTTTAACCAACGGTTTCCACTCTTTTGAAAAAGTCTGTTTGGTGAAAAATCTGTACGCAAAAAGTAATCTCCGTTGTTAACACCACTTATAGGAAAAGTTTCGCCACTACCTACGATGCTGACTCCGTTAGGTGGAAGACCATCTCCTCCTCCAAATCCTATCCCAGCCTTACCTTTAGCATTTTCGTCGACATATAAATGTGCTTTTGCTCTAGTCTGTGAATCAAAAGGAACATCGTTTTCTGCCTGTTCTAATAATTTATCGTTAATTATAATTTCATCAGCATAAGTGCTAATAAGATTACGCAGATCTCCCTCTTCTTCACCAGTGCCAAGTATATCTCTGTATTCTTGAGAATCTGTTATTGGGCCTAACTTGACACGCCACAAATGAGGCCACCAACGAGGGTCATAACCTTCTGCTGGTCTGCTACCATCTGTAACCACATAAAATCTGTTTATTGCTTCATCACTGTTCAATAATAAATCATCACGTAAGTGGGGCAGTTCTAAAACATCACCCGGCATAAGTTTACGTCCTATTGCTTCGACCATACTTTCGATATGAAAGTTCATGAAAAGAGTATCGTTGGCTAAAAACATACCGAATTGTGTTAAGTCAAACGAATCATTATCGCCTAAATTATATTGCCCACGTAATTCGTATATGTTTGTGTCGTATTTGCGGTCTCTGTTTTCTAAAAACAGCACATCTTGTATGTATGTTTCTCCACCGCCTGGACCGCCCGGTCTTGTAGGATCCCCGGTTGCTTCTGTGTCCTGTATACCTATGTATTTGTGTACATGTACGCCGGTTCCACCTGCGTAGATGTGCTCCCCAACTATTCTATCGATAAAGTTGAAATCATTCGTTTTAACTGGGTTCCATAAACTTAACTTTGGCATAATGTACTATTTATCACTTCTTTCTTCATATTCAAATTAAAAATAGTTGTGCAAAAATGTCCGATAAATATTTACATGAAATTATACACTAATGGCTGTAGTTTTACCCACGGACACAAAGATTTTGATAATGATAAATGTTCTTTTGCCTGGCCGCATCAACTAGAAGATAAGTTTGAACTAGTAGTTAATGATGCTTGGCGAGGTTCTAGTAACTATCGCACCATTAGACGATCTATGGAGTATCTTAGCAACGTAGATGATCCAGAGAATTGGGTAATAGTTATTCAGTGGACTAACTATACTAGATTCGAATGGTTTCTACCTAATGTAGGGTATGTGCAACAACAGCCACATCGAAGTGTGCTCGACGACAGAATGCAAAACTTAGATGATGACACTATTAATTTTATAAAAGCAAAAGATCCGTCCATGTTTCATATACATAATATTTTTAGTGAAGAGGATATATTAATGAAGCAAATTCATTATACTCTAACACTGCAGGAGTTTTTGAAAAAAAGAAAGTTTACTAAAGTGCTTTACGGGTGTATGTTTGAAGATAATTGTGCGCCATGGCACATTTTAAAGTATCGTGATAATGATGAATTAATTAAAAGAAACAGTTTTGCAGACGAATCGGTAAATTTAGACTTTTTAACGATGTTAGTAAACGAAATAGACACAAGTAATTATTTAGATTTACCATTTAATAAAATAGCAAATAATAATGTAGAATCAGAAACTGATGTTCATCCAAATAAGGAAGGACATGCGTTAATTGCAAGATATATATT